CCGGTAACTTTTAACCCAGCTGTACTTGTAAATGTTTTGCCTTTTGCAACATCCGCAGCGGTAGCGTCGCCAAAAAGAGTAACATCGGCTCCAAGCTCTATGTAGCTATCGATCCGCATGATTTCGTCGTTGCCAATCCAGGGCATTTTTATGTTGATTAAATCCCTTTTGTCGTCACGTTTCAACGTGACATATTCAGAGCCCCAAGTAAAATAGGTTTTTGTTTTCCCTTTTGCAGTCTCGTACAGATCGCCCGTGATTTTGGCCCCCTGCACATACGCCGTTTTGCCCCTAGCAATATCTTTCGCTGTCGCCGTTGCATCGCTGGTATCCGTGCCGCTTGTGGCGGGGCGAGTGCCAGTGATCTGCATGCCGGTGGCATCGTGCGCAGTTACACCCTCCACCAGATCGCTGGGGGTCACGGTGTCGCCGGTCAGATCAAGGGCGATCTTATCATTGATAACCACCTTGTTTACGGCCATGCTCAGCCCCCAATCGTCAACGTCTGGCCGCCAGCCGCATTATCAACGTATGTGGCCGGGATCGCCTGCACAGTAACCTGAGACAGGCAGTTATACGCTGTATCGGGCAGAACAACCTGTGGCTCAAAGGTCGGTGTAACAGTTTTGGTCTGCGGCTTCATGCCTTCGTTTCCGCTCATAGCGCCTTTCACGCCCAGGACTGTAACGCCCTCACGGATGTTGGCAGGCACCAGCTTGGCTTGTTCGGTCGCCGCGATAGTCACTCCGCCAGCGCCGTCGTGGAAGCCCATGGGAATTGTATACTTCCCAGCAACGGTGGCAATCTCGCCGTGTACCTCGCCATTGTTCGGCATTGTGCCGGTCATTTTGGCACCACGCGCGTAGAACGTTTTTCCGGTCAAAACCTCCGCTACGGCTGCGGTGGCATCGCCGGTATCCGCGTCTTTGGTGCTGGTGCCGGTAATGGGGGCACCGGACTTGTCGTGCGCCGTGATTCCTTTGGCCAGCTTGTCCGGGGTTACGGTGTCTGCGGTAAGGTCCAGCTTCGTTTCCTTGCCGATAACCACCTTATTCACGTATTTATTGGGCATTGTAGTATTCATCTCCTATAATCAGTGTGTAGCCGCTTGAATCGTTGGATACCTCATACTGCGGTATCTTGCGGATTGTTACGTCCTGCTGCATCAGCCGCTTTGCGGTGGGCAGGGTCTGCGCCGAGAACAACGGTGTGATGTCATACGGCCCGCTATACTCCGGCGCACCCACCACTGCGGTGCCGGTCACGTCCACCCGCACGGATGCCGCCCCGGCAATGCGCACCGATACGGCGCTCTGTTGGGCTACTCGCACCTGGATCATGCACCATCAACCTCCTGGAACAATGTAGGATTCATTTTTAGCGCCAGAATCTCCGTCTGCGGCTGGTCAGTGCTGTCCCGCAACGTGATGCGGGTGTCCATGTACAGCGTTTCGCCGCCCAGGAATTTGTACGTTTCTTCCCGCGTCCAGGGGATAAGGATGATGTTCTGTCCTTCCTGCCGGGTGCAGTCATCCGGCCAGACGTTGGATTTAATGGCCGGGAAACCATTATAATTTTTTTGTTTAAATACAAATTCTATCCGGCTCACATCATCCAGATCCAGCCCGATTTCCACGGGCAGCGCAAATTGCGTTCCCTGTTTCATTCGTTTTTCTCCTGGCTCGGCTGGTTCTCCGCTGCCATTTCCTCCGCAGCCATATTTTCACGTACAGCAGACAGCACGTTCTCTAAAATCAGCTCAGATACCGCATACGGGATCTTGGCATCATTCAGGGCAGCAATAATCCTGCGTTTGCAATCTTTAATGCGTTTGGTATCGGTCATGGTCTGCACCCCCTTATGTGTCACAGCCGCGCATTTACAGCGTCTTTCAAGGTTTTGATGGCGGCCAGAACCTCTTCGTCCAGGGCTACAAAGGACCCCCGGTTGTTCTGGCTGGTGATGTTGCCGTTACCGTCCAGTTCCATGTAGGTGTAGCTCACTCGCTCACCTTCGGCAGTCGTTACGACCGCCACGCCGGATAATTTTTTCATTGCAATTCCTCCAAAAGAATGTCTGCGGTTTCGTTCGCGCCTGTATCTATAGCGAGCAGGTCAGCTGCGGCATCGGTGCTGGCCTCCTGCGCTCTTGCGGCGGTGCTGGCTGCCAGCTCAACGCCTGCCGGATCACCGGCAGGATAGCTGCTGTCGCTGCGGTCGGCGTAGCTGCCTTCATAGCCGCGCTGTGCGGCCATAGCCAGCCACGAAAATTTCTGCCCCGGTGCGCCGTGTACAATGGCGTACTGGCCGCAATCCTCCGCCCACAAATGGCCGGTGCCGTCAAGGTCAGTCAGCAGCCAGGCGGGCTGCCCGTACTGGGCGATGGTCTCCGCATAGCGTGGGTCAAGGGCAATCAGGCACCAGCCGTCTGGGCTGCACCGGCCCTTACCCCAGTCCGCAAAGGTGGGCACCGGCGTCTCAAATGCAGCCATTTTCAGTGCACCAAAGCTGGTAGGCACC